GGCGCGTTGACATCGAAATAACCAAGAAGCTCGAGCAAAGATACGGACGTGTGCTTAAAAAGTTCTTTGACAATCTCGCGGATGCGATTAAAGAGATCAACTACGATCACGGAATCCTTACCGGTCAATTTAACGCGGCGCTTAAAAAAGCAATTCACGCATATGGAATGGATTTTACACAACTATTTGAAACAACTCTCGCGGATATGGCTGACCGGCTCACGCGGGCTTATTATGCGGAACTATACAAACAACTACCGGCAAGATTCCGGCACGAATCGCGGAAGTACAAGTTTGAGAAAGACGAAGAAGATATCAAGTTGTTTGAATTCGTGCAGAACCGTTGGAAAGATATGACGCAAACTAATTATGCTGCGACTGCGTGGGTGATGGATAAGCCAGCGATCGACGGTATAAAACTCTCAGATCGTATCTGGAAGCTCGCGGATAAAACCGCCGAAGACGTGAAGCGACTCTTGACAGCTTCACTTCAAACCGGAATGAGCGCGAAGAAGGTTCGCAATCAAATATTGCGCACGCAACAACAGGTAGAATCGAATATTCCTAAGTATATTCAAGAGCAACTTCAAGGCTTATCACCCGAGGGGGCGCGAAAAGTTATAGACCGGTACGTTCGCAAGACGATGCGGTATAATGCGATGCGAGTCGCAAGAACCGAGATACAACGGGCGTGGCGCGGTTCTTATGTGGAGATGACGAAGAAGTTGCCGTTTGTCCAAGGGATCAAATGGAACCTCTCGGCCAGCCACCCTAAGACGGATATATGCGATGATCTTGCACTCGCCGATGTAGGGATGGGCCCGGGCGTGTACCCGAAAGAAGGCGTGCCTTATGGCGGACAACCAGCACATCCACACTGTATGTGTTATCTCACGTCCGAGATGGATAGCGTTGAAGAATTTGTAGATTCCCTATAGCCCCAATACGGGCTTTTTTCATACATACCCTCCCTTGCGGGCCTGCGGGCCCGTTTTTTATTGGAGAAACGAGGTGGTTATCGAATTATGCACATTGTATTATTCCTAATCGGGATAGGGCTCGGATTGATTGTGGGGTTCTGCGCGGGCCTGATTGCCAAAGAGCCCGCAAAAAAAGAAAGGGCGCGTAAATGGAAAAAAGGCAACTGGTGACAATTGGGATTACCAACTACAATTACGGGCGGTATATCAAACAATGTATCGATTCGATGCTTGGGCAGACGTATCCGAACATTGAGATCATCGTAGACGATGACGCATCAACCGACGAATCTGTTGCCGTGATTGCAAGCTACGGGAACCAGATCAAATCGATCATCCACGAGGACAACAGCGGGGGTGCGAAGCGGGGATTCCTCGAATTGCTCAAACGCGCAAACGGTGATTACTACATGCACTACGACGCCGATGACTGGCTTGAACCGGATGCGATTGAGTTGATGCTGGGTGAGTTTCAAAAAGATGCGACGCTCGACTTCGTATACAGCGGATCATCTGTGCATTTCGAAGACGGGCGGGCCACAGAAGAATGGGGCGCGCGGTATGTTCCGCCGACCGTCGCAATCGCTCAGATGTACCATAACGGCGGAAGCGCGGTCATAACAACCAAGGGTTTATACCGTACCAAATTCATTCGAAAATGCGGACATGTAGCGTATATGGGGAGCGAAGTGGACACGCTATCACTACTTAACAATCTACGCAACGGGATGTGCTATCGATGTGTCGAGAGCAATCTTAGACACTACAGGGTACACGGCGGAAGCGACTCGCACAATGTCGAGATGTATATTCGATCGATCAACGCAATCCTCAACTACATCGTGGATCACTTCGACGAGCGAGAATACCTGCCGGAAATACGATGGGATAAGCAGGGGAACAATTACGCAAAAGTCAAAGCACTGATGGTCGCGAATCATTTTCATCGTTACGGAGAACACTACGCCAACGGGCATTATCCGCAATATCTTAAAAACAACGCAACACGAGAAGAGATGACGCGGTTCGCGGAACCGCTTTTTTTATCCGCAAAACGATACTATCAAAAATATAACGAGGAGTGATTCTGATGGAAGAAACGAGCGGGAACGTTATCAACGGTACTGCTGTGGAAGCAACAAACGAGAGCGCGCAAGGCGAATCGCGATATACGCAATCCGATCTTGACAAAGCGATCGCCAAGGCAATTGAAACGCGCGAGAGAAATCTCAAAACGCAATGGGAGAAAGAGCAGGAAGACAAAGTAAAAAAAGTGAAGCAAGAAACCGAACGCGCAAAGCTGGAAGCTGAGAAGAAATTCGAGGAACTTTACAAGATGCAAATTGAGCAGACACAAAACGAACGAAAGGAACTCGAAGCCGAACGAATCCAACTGCGCGTGAGTGCAAAGCTGGCCGAACACAAAGTGCCATCGGCATTCGCGGATTATATCCTGCCTATCTCAGGTACACCGGATCAAGCGGAAGACAACGTTAAGACCTTCAAAAAACTACTGGACACTTACGTGGACGAAAAGATCAAAGAGATACAGGGCGCGGGGATCAGCGTAAAAGGGGTCAAGTCGCCGACAAACTCAACTGGCGAATCACTCGGTAAGCGGTTGGCTCGACTGGAACCCAAAGAACCCGATTCCACGATTTACTTCAAAGAACCTTAAACAAAGGAGATGACAAGATGTCAAAATTCTTAGAAACGACTTACACAAGTCAGAAAGAGATACTCAAATACGACCATTACGTTGCGCACGCAGTAACGGTCAGCACGGCAGGCGTAAGTGCCGACAGCGACAGCGGCAAATATATCGTACCCGCCGGGACGGTTGTTGGAGGCACGAGCAAATCCGCGTTGCTGAATCCGAGCGAACGCGTGGTCGTGAAGAACACGCCGTCGGTAGCCGCATCCATAACCTTCGGGACGAACGCGAACGGCGCGGTAACATTCACCGCAGTCACCCCGGGGACAACCGGCAACGCAATTAAAGTAGCTTTCTTGGATCCAAGCACGGCGAGCGCTGCTTTAAGCGTTGATATTGCGGCAGATACGATCAACGTATACCTTGCCACGAACACCTCGTCCGCGCTTACGACAACCGCCGCGCAGGTGGTAACCGCCGTGAACGCGCATCTCGCGGCCAGAACGGTTGTGACTGCCGCCAAGTCAGGGACAGGCGCGACAGTAGTGGCAGCCAAAGCCGCGACGGCTTTAGCAGGTGGAACGGACGGGAACGCGAAAGACGCGGAAGGAATCTTACTCTGGGACGTAGACGTAACAAACGGGGATGCAGCCGGGACAATGGTGGTACACGGCTTTATCAATCGGGCAAACTTACCAACCGTGGTATGTTCGGAAGCGCAAGCTGTTCTGAAGAACATCACGTTCGTATCATAAGGCAGGTGTGAGATATGGCTAATAACTTATTCGATTTAATTACCGCAAAAGAGATCGCAACTTACTGGGACGAAACCGGAAGCAACAAGCTACCTTATCTCGGCGAATCGCTTTTCCCATTCAAAAAGCAGATTGGAATCGATTTGTCTTGGTTCCGCGGTTCCAAAGGATTGCCGGTTATGCTCAAGACTTCGAGCTTTGACGCAAAGGTTCCGTTCCGGGACAGAATCGGAATTAAAAAGATTGAAACCGAACTCCCGTTCTTCCGAGAAGGAATGTATATCAAGGAAAAAGACCGACAAGAGTTGCAACGCGTACTCGCGACGGGGAATCAGGCACTTATTGATATCACGCTCGGGAACATTTTTAAAGACGAAGTTGAACTGATCGCCGGGGCCAAAGTCGCGCGCGAACGGATGATAATGCAACTTCTACAAACGTTCAAGATATCGATTACAGATGGGCACACTCCGCTCGATTACGACTACAACGGCGACTCGGATCATCAAGACACGTTGATTACTACTGAAAGATGGTCACAAACCGCAACAGCGGATCCCGTAGGAGATATACGTGGATGGCAGGATACGATTGAGGATGACACTGGTGTGAGACCCACTCGTGCGATATGTACGAGAAAGACCTTCAACTATATCGGAAAAACCGCGGCGGTAATTGCGGCGTTCAACACAACTGACCGGCTCGTGAACGAAAAGAATGTGAGGGCGTATCTGTACGAAGAACTTGGAATTACGATTGCAATTTACAACAAGAAGTATAGCCTTAGCGGAACGGCTACGCAATACTTCGCGGACGAGATATTCACGTTACTGCCCCCGACCACGCTGGGAAATGTGTATTTTGGAACCACGCCCGAGGAAGCCGACCTTCAAAGCA